CTTGAGCCAAACGAGCATCCTGCTCCAACCTATCTCTTTGTAGCTGAGAGTTACTGGCAGCTTTTTGCATATCAAGCTGTATCTTAGCCATCTCAGCTTGAGCCTTGGTCTGAGCCTGCATCTCTTTGATTTGTAACTCTTTTTGTTGCATCTGCACGATAGGATCTTGAGCCTGTTGTTGAGCTTGCTTGGCCTGAGCCTCTTGCTTATTCTTGCCGGTAAGCTGTTCAGCAGCAGGAGCAACAAGCCTAGAGATTCTAAACTCAATATCTTCTGGCAACGCTGTATCAGGCGGCGGTAGCTCGACACCAAGCTGTTTTTCGATCTCCATTCGATACTGAAACGCCAAGTGTTCTTGAATGTGTGCCGCCAACGCTGCGCCAGCCTTCTGTGCGTTTGGACTCTTTGACATGATCTCCATGATCTTGGGGTCTTCAATCATCGCCTTGTGAGCAGTGATGTGCGCCTCATGGTCTTGGTAGATAAACGCTTTAACGGGTTCGCCATTAATGATGTTCATGTTTTCAGATACTGGATCTGTAGGCTGCATATCGCCCTCTAAAGGCACGATCTTGTCTGCATCTCTTATGTTCAGTATTTCTAGCATCTGACGGTGCAGCAATGGCAGGTCGTACATGTCAGGCGACTGCTGCGCTAACTGTAGGGCCGCTTGATACTGCATGATCCTCTGCGCCATCGTTCCAGCGTTAGGATCACTGACGGGGATGATATCGACACGGTCATCAAAGTCTTCACGGGTAAGCGCGGGGCCGTCTTCATCGTATGGGTACTCTTGAGGCCCAAAATCCTTTACGACATTGGACAATAAGCGCAGTTCTATACGCATAGAGGCGTGTAGCCGCGCTTGAACCGCGCTCATTACCTTCATAGAGCGTTCTAGGATGGCTAATGTGGTGCCAACCGGCGCTTCTGCGTTCATGTCAGCCGCTTTTACGTCAGCAGCGGAGGCAAAACGCCGCCCTTCCTCTACAATATCGCCCATAAGCTGGTACAAGACCGTGCTTGGCTCTTTGTAGGGCAAAAATCTGATGTTATCTTGGATTGTACCGCCCGGAACGTCCACATCGCGGAATTCTCCCGGCATAATCGGCGTATCGTCGCCTTTAATTCGCAATCCTCTGGACTTTAGGCCGCCCGGAAGGTTGGCTAACGTGCCAGCGTCTACCAATTGGCGTAAAAGCGAGGTCGCTGACTTAGCTAGACCGCCAATCATGTGAATTAAGCCGAATCCGTAGAAGCCTAACCCCGGCATGTACTGATAATGCACAAAGTGTTGGCGCTTAAGCTTGCGCTGATCCTCTTCGTACCAGTTTCTGCGGATAGATAGCACTGTTCTAGAGCTAAGATCGATGCTGACAACGTATGGAAGGGCGACTCCAGTAGGTTCGCCGTTGTCTGTGTCTTCAAAACCTTCCAAATCAAGGTCAACCATCATCTCTAGGATGGTATGCCTGCTGTCACTGTCGTAACTAGGCTCATCGCCGGTCAGTTCGTTGTATTTATCCTTGATTCTGTCGTAGCTGTCTGCGGCTGGTGACGCATCTCCTAGCTCAACGTCAGCGTAAAAGCCTGAAATCTGTAGTTTTCGCACCTCATTACTGGTGCGCTTCATGATATGAGTGGCGCGTTCACATGTTTCGAGATCTGAAGCCCCGTAACTCACAACAAAGTCTTCAGCAGGCACAAACATGCTGCAAGGCCTGCCCATTGATGGGTCGTAATAAACCTTTCTGAAGGCGCTACCTGCCAATGGGAGAGAGAAAAGCATCCGCTCTGTCTCTGCGCGGTACTCGGTCATCTTCTCAGTGAGCAAGTAGTTCAGATAATCTTGAACTCTGTGCGCTTGCTTCTCTCTTTCGTCATCTACTTTGCCAACAATCGATGTTTTTACCGGCCCACTGGCTGGGAATATTTCTTGTATGGCTTGTGACTGGAAACGAATGACCGACTCTGTAAGCAATGGGTGGAATACACCACAAGCGCCGTCCCAAGGGGTGGTGCGCTCTTCATGCTTTAGGCCTAAGAGATCAAGCCCTTCGATGTAAGACCGCTCCCAATCGGCTCGACTTTCTTTATCAGCACGAAAAGAGCCAATAAGATCGTTTGCCATTGAGTAGAGATCAGCCTCATCAATCAGTTCGGCTAGATTGGAGTCATGCGGAACGCCTGCGCTCTGCAAATCGTCCTCATCAAACTCAAAGATTGTTTCACCACCCGCTGCAATAGAGACGGATTCTGGATCTACAATCTCTATCTCTAAGGCTTCTTCCTCCATCCCTGCCATAACAGGAGTGGGGGTTGCCAACGGGCGGTCAATAGCCATCTACTTATTGTTCCCAGAATTACGGTTACGCGCAGCACCAAAACCTCTGGTCATGCCGCCACCTTCCATCTTCTGGATCTTAGTGACGCCGCCTGCTGCGTACATCTTTGAACTCATACGCATCTTGTTTGGCATGTTGTTTGGCATCTTGCCGCCACCTTGGGCAAGAAACGCAGGAACCATTTCGCCGTCTTTCTCTGCCATCGGCATCTTGCCTCCAGCTTTCATTCCTTTGGCTTTCATTTTGCCGCCACCAGCATAGCCCTTAGACTTCATTTTGCCACCACCGGCATAGCCTTTGGACTTCATCTTACCGCCAGCCATCATTCCTTTAGACTTCTTCATCGGAATCCTCCGCATATAAATTATCGAAAACCCTGTTCACATCCAGCGTGTAGTCAAGATCAGACTTGCTGTAATGAATATGTTGAGACGGGCGAAAATCTGGTGCGCCCTCTCCTGTTTCAAACCAAGCTGGGTGAGTCACCCTAACTCGATTATTCGGTAACGCTACTATGTTCCCTGTATACGGGCCTGCCTCTAGTAGCTCCATCACATGACTCTGCTTGTGTTGCGCGGGGTCATCTGCAATTTCGTTGTCTGTGTAGTCTACAGTAAACATGTATTTAGCAGGGTAGAACTCTCCGTCTACCTTTGCCAGCCACGGACAGGGTGATGCCCTCTCCAACACATATACCGAATGATCCCGTGATGAGCAATCCCAAGGTTGCGCTGCATATACAGGCATCGGCTCAGGCCATTCCTCAAAAGGCGTGTCGCCTACCAGTGCAGTGATTGGCATTCTTGCCCACATCGCGCCGCCATGAACATTGGGTTCGTCGGTGTCGTATGTCTCTGCACCAGTAAATATCAACTGAAAACTCAGGCATCGCTTTGGCATTGTCGTAACAGCAATTGCCATCGCGTGAACAAATTCACCGTGATACTTAGTGTGGTTATGCGTGTATTCCTTTCTCACCCAGCACTTAAAGTACGGGATGTTACTCTGGAGATAGGGCATTAATAATAACTCGCTTTCCTTGGATAAAAAGGTTCATCCTCTTCATCGCTGAGTAGTCGTAAGAACCCGCCCTGCCTAAACCGTAGCAATGCCTGTGTAGAGGAGTCTACAAGGTCATCATGCTCACCGGCAGGAAAGGCAGCAAACTCTTCTACAACCTCTTCGGCAAACCGTGTGTTGGGTCGCCATACATTACCAGAGGCAAACAAGTCAGATACTGCGTTTACACGGCTGATCTTATCGTTGCCCCTAGACGGGGTGTATTCCGCAACTGGTATGCCCATCGCTCGTAGCTCAAAGATCAGCGGCGTACCCGCTGCCTTGGCTTCTACAATGCAGGCATCTGGCTCCCAGTAACCGTAGAACTCATAGGCTTTCTTTTTAAGCTCAGGGAACTCTAGTCGCTCTTTGTGAGCATCAAGCAGGATTATGTTTGCCTGCATCGTGCCTACATCGTCTGGGTGGTAAAACACACCCCATGTCGTACAGGCAGAGAAATCTGATCGTTGAGTCTTGAGGAATGCCGTATCCCAAGACTGGATAATAAACTCGCATTCAGGCGGCACATCACTGTCCCATTCGCGCCACCACTCCCTTTTCACCAGAGCGCCCTCTTCTGAGGTTGGGTTCTGCTGATACTGGGCATTCCACTTGGGAGCGGGTAATTCGTTGCGTAGCGACTCAAGCTCTTCTAAAGGCCAAAACTGAGGCCATAGCGACTTACCTGACGGCATGATTGCTGGGAACTCAATTACCTCCCATTCATCCGTACCAGCCCGTTGGACTGAGGACTTGATAATCTGCCCTGTCAGGTCACGTTTGTGCCATCGGGTCATGACAACGATGATCGCGCCTCCCGGCTGTAAACGCTGTCTAGGCCCGGAGGTATACCACTCGTAAACCTTATCAAACACACCGGGATCGGCACTCTGCCCTTCTTGCTCAGAATGCGGGTCATCGATAATCAACAGATCCGCACCTTTACCAGTCACGGCACCGCCAACACCGATAGCGAAGTATTCGCCGCCTTGTGTGGTACTCCACCGGCCTGCGGCCTTGGAATCTGCCCGTAAACCTAAAGCGGGGAAAACCTGCTTGTAGTCATCACTGTCTACTAGGTTACGAACCTTGCGACCAAACCCAACCGACAACTCTGCGGTATGGGCAGTCTGAATGATCTTCTTCTCAGGAAAGTTACCTAGAAACCAAGCAGGGAGTAAGTACGAAGCAAACTCTGACTTAGTGTGCCGTGGTGGCATATTGATGATTAGACGCTTCAACTCGCCACGGGCAACACGCTCAAAAGCATCCCCCATGATCTTGTGATGTCTGCCCTCAATAAACGCAGGCCATACACGCTTGATAAACGGCATAAACCCGTCACGGGCCAATTCTTTAGCTTCAGCGGCTTCTAACTCTTCAATAAGAGCCAGCATCTCGCGCTGCTCATGCTCAGGTAAATTAGGGATCTTTTTGAGAAGCTCTGGATCTACTCTGTCAAGAACCGCCATAAAACCCTCTAGGAATATTCCTGTCTAGGAAGATTCCCCTCTCATGTATATACCTAAAATAATCATGTATCTGCCGTGGGAGGCATATACCTAGTAGGAATCTTCCTTACTCGGCATATTCCTAGAGAGAGGAATAACTGATTATACAGAAGTTACACACTTGACAAGGATGAGGCAAGACCCGGCTTGAAATTTTTGTGAAAA